GTTCTTTCGCACTACCTGTAAGTATTATTCCACCCTTAGTCTTTTCTTCAGCTACAGTTTGGAATACATCGAGCAGCATGTTAGGATTGTAAGTGGATTTAATTGTGTAGAAGTCTTCATCTTTGATGATAGGACGAATCTTATCTTCCTTAATTTTGTTAGCGTCACCAGTAGCGCGACCATCAGAAACAAGGATTGCTTGGGCAATTTCATCATTCAACTTAATACGCATTTCTTGTTGGAAGAATGCGGCAACGTTAAGCTGTTGACCAATATCGATTTGGTCATCACGGTCAATTGATTGCTTTTTATAGATGGTTTGTGGGTCAGTCTTACGAGACAAGAAAGAAATGATTTGTTCTTTCTTTTCAGATCCCTTGATGTAACCTTTAGCACGAAGTTGTTCGTCGGTCAAGTCAGAAAGGTCTGTCATGATAGATTTAACAAATGCGGTTGGAACTTTTGTTACGCGGCTAAGAATATGTTCAGTAGCAGTGTTAGGCGAGTAGATTACTTGAACGCCACCTTGAAGGGCATGATCTGGGAAAAGTTTGTCAATGTTGTTCATTGAGTGTTTTAGCGTATCCCCACCATCCATTTCAGAAAGCACCTGGCCTACGGTACGACCCGTAGACTTAGCAGTTTCCACCGCATATTCAAGCGAGTGGCGAAGTTCTGTATCGTCATGTACATTTTGTCCAAATGCATTGTATTTCATTACTTGTCCTCCTAGGGCAGATTGTTCTAATTCTTCGTCTTCATCATCTCCATCAGAAAGAGAGTCCAATACGTTCAAGACGCCTGCTTCTACAGCATCGTCGAATTCTTCAGCAATTGCTGCTTCATGTTGTTCCAAGGCTTCGTTAACAGCCGCTTCGGTAAGAATAGCAACAGCTTCTTGTTGATCTTCATCAAGAGTTCCAAGAACTCCATCCATGATATCAGTCGCTTCGCCATCATCCGCGTGTTGAATACGGTCAAATAGGCTAATACGTTCTTGTCCAAGCAATACATCGCTTGCTTTATGTAAAAGTTCGTTACTTTCCATTATAATAATTTCCCCTTCATTAGGATTATCGGAGTGTTGTAACACTTCCGTAATAACAGCGCCCGGATTGGCCCCGGCGACTACAAGTGATACTTCATAGATATTACCATGGATAACGTCATTTTGTGGCGTACGTTTGATACGATTTGCCCCAATAGACATAGACCAGATATCTCCATGTTGTACGAGTTCTTTGGCGCTTTGAGCTTTTGGAGTATTGTTGAAATATCCTTCGCCGTAAACGCCATCGTTAGCATGATGCAACATAACATGACCAATAACATTCTCTGGAGTACTATGATCATGAGACCATACCAAAGGAACTTTTTGTCCATTGTTATCTTTGAATGCACCATGTCGAATAATGACACCGTCTGTACAACGAGTGTCATTGCGAGTTACATAACCCGCAAAGTCATACTTGGGATGTTTATCCATTACACGACATTTCCTCCATCATTATTTGCCGTCATTTTGAAAGTCCTATTGATTGTACTCTGGAGGGTATTCAGAGTAATCTTGTTGACCTTCAGGGGACCCGACAGACCCAGGGATAGATACATCCTGACGAGAATCAGAGATATTTGGATTATACAATTTGTCAGCCATAGGGTCGGCGATAGGTCCATACCCAATAACTGCACGGAATTCGTTGGATGTAAGAATTCGGTTACGAAGCAAAGAATCACCAATCGTAGCAAGTTGACTTGTAGGAACCAATTTAAATGGGTCACTATAAGTAACTATTCTATGCCCTTGTGTATAACCAGTTTTGGTTATAAATTTTCTTTGGAATTCTTCTTGAATTCGTGTAACAATTGGATCAATTGTTCTTGTATAATAGTTTTGCATTTGTTCAGCATTAGCTGTGCCGTCAAATACTGCTTTGGTTAATCCAATCTGGCTTAACAATTCATCTGTCAAATATTTAATCTCATCCATAAGATTGGAATTAATTTGTCTATTCAACTGTGTAATTTTTTCATCAGCAGTAATATATGCAATACCCAAATTAGAATCTTGAAGTTGTTTCTCGATATCTTTCACACGTTCATCGGCTTCTTTTCTCTTAATATCATTTCTGACAGGTACAGGAAGTTGAAGAATCATGTTCCATTTATTAGCAACCGCATCAATATCTTGTTTGTCCAAAATGGACAATTTCTGAATTAGGCGGTTCATGGTTGGATTGTCATTACCTAAAATATTCGCTAGTGGATTTTCGATAATCGCACATATCTTCTTAGGTACTATAACCTCTGAGAAATCCCCCTTATATTCGTTATAAAGTTTTACACGAACTTTTGTCGGGTACCATTCCATGATTTTACCAACACGCATTGACTTAATGTCATAGGAGTCCGATTGAGTCGGATCTAGAGTTGCTTCGATTGGAACGGCTGCTACGACCCCCTCCTCCAATAGAGAATATACTAAATCATGAAAGAAATCTGTAGCAGACTGATCCATATTCATTTCAACTTCAAATAATCGTTGTAATGATGACCCGTACTGAACTGTCTGATTCTCTTTGTCTTCAGCCAATTTAACGTGTTGAAACTTAACTGCACTAGCATCCATAGCGATTCTGTTAAAGATCATTGAAGATATTGATGCTCTAGCATATGTTCTTGTGGGAATAGAATTGTTAGGATTAAGTGCTCGTGGTTCAGTTGATAGTTGAAACACCGGTTGTGTTTCTGTTAATGATGTTGTGTCATTTCGGTTAAACATAGACCAGGCATGTTGCAAACCATCAGTAAAAATACTCATAGTGTTTCAGCCTTTCTATCCGAATAAATCTAGATTACGTTTATATGCAACCCATGCATCGATAAGTGCGGCAACGTTGTCGATCTTTTCGTCAGTACGACGTTTAGATAGTTTATAGTTACCGTTGTTATCTTGAATGGCTATGGCATTACCCATAGCAAATTTCATAAGTTCTTCATCGAAAATAAGAAGACGTTCTGTAGCCAAATTTTTCAATTCTCCCATCGGTACAGATTCAGTTTTTGCTCCTTGTATTACCTTTTCTACACCATATTCACCATTGTCTCTAGTCCATCTTTCGACAAACTCTCTAGCATTATATGGGTCATAACCGAAAGCATATACAATATACTTATGTTCATAAATCATTGATGACAAGTCGTCATAAACTCTGTTCAAGTCTAAGACAACACCATCCATAACTATAAGTGTTCCTTCAGCAATTAATTCGTCGTAACGATTACGCATCGCTGAGGTTAACTTTTTAAGTTTCGATTCACATACATAAGATCTTGTTTTTACACCAAACCGTCCCCTGCCTAGAGGGAATAAGAATGTAAAAGCACAGAAGTCATCACCTTGTGATAGGTCGGCTCCTAGTGTGCATTCTAAACCATCAAAGTTTTGAGGTCTATGAGGTACAGTTTCTTCGTATACAAAGAAATATGTGTATCCTTCAACAGGGATACCAAAACGTTTAGCGAGAGTATCTGCTCTTGTGGCGGGCTGATTCTCTGCACGTTCTACTTCGTTTCTATACGTTTCATAGGAAACTG